CTGACAAACTAATTTACGTATGTTGGGCTATATACATAACAAAAACCGCCAGGTCATCGTGCTACTAAATCGGAAAACGACCTCACTAACCTAAGGAACAAACATGCCAGACGTCAACAATTTTGACGAGACGCCCTTTCAGCAAGGGCTTGACGACTCGGCCGCAGCGCCGCAGTCAGAGCCGGTGGATGTCCCCAGAGGCGTTTACACCGCTGAGGACCTGCAGAAGGTCCGTGAGCAGGAGAAGTCCAAGCTCTATCCGCAGATTGACTCCTTGAAAGAGGAGTTGACAGCACTCCGACGCGACAAGGAAGAGCGTGAAGCTCTTGAGGCGCAAGCTCGTGCAGAAGCCGAAGCAGAAGCAAAGCGTCGTGTGGAAGAAGAGATGGATATTCGCGAACTCCTTAAAAAGAAGGAAGAGGAGTTCAACAAGCAGCTTGATGATGAGCGCAAAGAGCGTGAGCGTGCATTTGCACTGCTAGAGCGTGAAAAGGCGTTTGCAGAGCTGAGCGAGTACCGAGCAATGAGAATCGAGGACGAGCGCGATGAAATCATTCCGGAGCTCATCGACTTGATCACCGGGAATTCTCCCGAGGAGATTGAGGCGAGTATTGCAGGACTTAAGGAACGTTCATTGCGTATCCTTGATTCGGCGCAGCAGGCTATGCAGTCTGCTCGTCGTGAAATGGCCGGAAGTCGCGTTACAGCACCTCCGGCGGGACCCCTGGACACCAACTCGGAGAACAATCAGTTGACGGCGGAGCAAATTGCCGCCATGTCGGTTACCGAATACGCCAAGTACCGCCAGAAGCTGCTGGGTACAGCAGCATCGGCACGCGGCAAGGGTCTTTTTGGGTGAACCCAAATCAACCCCTAACCAAGAAAACAACAACTAAGGAGTAATACCGACATGGCAACTGGTTCTGCCATTACCGCGACTAACAATGTTGCCGCGGCCCCCACTGCTTACTCCGGTTCCAACACCCAGCTGACTGCTGCGATCCAAACGATCTGGTCCAAGGAAATCTTGTTCCAGTCGATGCCGATCCTGCGGTTCGAGCAGTTTGCGGTCAAGAAGACCGAGCTCGGTGTGGCCCCGGGTCTTACTATCAACTTCATGCGTTACAACAACCTCGGCAACGCCGCGCCCCTCACTGAGGGTGTCCGTCTTACCACGAATGCTCTGACTGCGCAGCAGTTCAGCATCACCGTGGGTGAGCACGGCTACGCGATCGCTGTCTCCGAGTTGCTGCTCAACGCCTCGTTCGACGACGTGATGGCCTCGGCCTCGCGCCTGCTCGGCCGTAACATGGCCCTGTACCTTGATGGTCAGTGCCGTGACACCCTGTACCAGGGAACTTCCCGCATTTACGGGTACTCGCGCACTGGCTCGAACGCCGTCAACAACTGGTACGACGCTGGCAGCAAGGGCACCGGTAACGCAAGCCTTGATGGCACTCACTTCTTGACGACTCAGACGGTCAAGGATGCTGTTGAGACGTTGGCGACCAAGAACATTCCGAGACTGGGCGAGACCTACGTCGCGTTTGTTCACCCGCACCAGAGCCGCAAGCTGCGTGACAACCCCGAGTTCATCGAGGTTACCAAGTACGCGGCCCCGGGTAACTTCATGCTCGGTGAAATTGGCCGTCTGTACGACTGCGTCTTCATTGAGACCACGCAGGTTCGTAGAGTCAACAAGGGTTCCGGCTCCGGTTGGACCCAGGACATCGCCTACACCGACGGTACGGTGAACACCAACGGTGGTTACATCACCCCGTCTACCCTCCAGGGTGCGGACACCAACGGCGCCGCTCTCACAGGCGCTACCAACTTCGACCGTTACGACGCCATCTTCATTGGTGACAACGCATTCGGTCACGCGATCTCCCTGCCGGTCGAGCTCCGCGATGGCGGTATTCTTGACTTCGGCCGTGAGCACGCTCTGGCCTGGTACTCGATCTACGGCCTTGGTCTGATCACCGACCAGTCCGTGGTTATCGCGTCCACCAACTGATCTACCTGCCGGGGGCTGGGATCTCCAGCCCCCGGCATCCCTCTGACACTTATTAGGAGAATCAAAAGTGGCAACAAAAGCAAAAGCTGGAGACTTAACTGGCCGCCAGCGTGAAGAAATGGTCAAGAGTCTTGCTGAAGAAAAGGCAAAGGCTGACCAAGAGAAAGTTTTAGCCGCAGAGGCTGAAGCCAAGCGAATTGCTACTGAGGTAACAGACCTTACTCAGTCCTTACCAACTACCATCATTGACGAAGTTGAGTCTGTTGGAGTGGACCTAGCCGACGACACAGAGGTTGTCCGTGTGGCCGAGGACATTGACAACATGACATTCGTTGCGGGCAACTACTACACTTTCAAGGCCGGTCAGAAGTACAAGGTCCCGCGAGACCTTGCAAATCATTTGAGAAGCCTTCGTCTTCTTTACGATCGCGCCTGACCAGCGACCTTGATATAGGCCGCCCACGCACGGGTGCCCGCCCTCCCATCCGTGCGTGGGCTTCCCTTTTATGCTGACGAAATGCGTCGGCTAAGACAGAATAGGTCTGTCTTCAAAAGTTTCGGAGGATAAGTGGCTACTATTGAAAGCCTGGCCGACAAGCTTAGAAGTGAGCTTGGCGATATTGCTAGGTCTTTTGTTGAGACCCTCCCCGGAGACGGAATCACAAAAAGATTTGAGCTAAGACACGCCCCTGTGCAAGGCTCTACTCTTGTCATAAAAGTCGGCTCTAGTGATGTGTCAAGCACGGCTACAATAGAAGAGCAGACCGGGGTTTTGACTCTTGCCTCAGCCCCTGCATCTGGCGCAGTCATTACAGTGTCCGGAATTCATTTTAGGTATTTTACTGACACAGAGATTAGTAAGTATGTCGACGTTGCGTTTCTTGAGCACACCAGCAGTAGCGTAAGCCAGTTTGGTTCAAGATACAGCTACTCCACCCTCCCCGCTGTGGAAGAATACCCGGTTGTTGTTCTGGCGGCAAGCTTAGCGCTGTTC